TTTTCTTAGAAAACTTAGATGATACATCTCTCAATGTAACGATGCTTGTTAATCCGTATATTTCTAACAAGGCAACAACCACTTGGTTAGATTTATCTGGCATACCTTCTAAGATGGTTCGTTTCTTGAGCGAGCCTATGACATTACCGAAAGCTGGTGAAGATGCAAACGCCTATGAAACACGTTTAGGTGCACCTTCAGCATCCGTTCAAGCGTTTATCAACACGTACGGTGCTACAAACGCGTTGTTCGCATTTGGTGATTTCGAGAGTACAGATTTAACCACAAAGGTTATTGGCAATGTACCGGCTAAACTTGCAGCAGCTTTTGATAAACTTGAAAATGCTGATGTTTATCCCATCAATATCACAGTAGAAGGCGGTCTAGGAACTGTATATATTAATTCGTTTAACCCTCTCACAGTTGATTATTTTGATGATTCTGTAGTTTATGGTGCAATCAATGCATTGAGTGCTTCAGATCTTCAAACTCAACCCGTTGTGGTACAAAACTATCTTGGTGTTGCAAACGAATTTATTAACTTTGCCGCTAATAAGCGCAAAGATCATATTTTCATTGCAGATCCTATTACAAATATATTTGTACAAGGGCTTAATGTTAAGACTTTAGATGACCCTACAAAGAGCTTCTCAACAAATGTATATTGGCCGTTACGGAATCAGTTTAATAGTATCGATACAAACTATGCTTGTACGTTTGCCAATTGTGGTCGTACAGTAGATGTTGTTACAAACCAGCAAATCTGGGTACCATTCTCAGGTTTCGCCGCTGCTAACTTTGCAAATACAGATTCAACATATCAACCTTGGTATGCACCGGCTGGGTTTACCCGCGGTGTTGTAACTGGTCTTAATGATCTAGCGTTTTATCCTAAGCAGAAACAGAGAGATCAGTTGTATAAGATTGGTATTAACCCGGTAGCGTTCTTCCCTGCAGAAGGTTTCGTAATCTTCGGTCAAAAGACATTACAACAAAAACCAAGTGTGTTTGATCGTATTAATGTTCGTAGGCTCTTCTTGAGCTTAGAGAACAGAACACGTGAAACTGTTAAGTTCTTCGTGTTTGAACCGAATACATTGTTTACACGTACTAATGTCGTTAACACAATCACGCCTATATTTGATAATGCTAAGAATACACAGGGGATATTTGATTATCTCATCATTTGCGATGAGCGAAACAACACGCCCGACATTATTGATGACGGTGTATTAGTGGTAGATATCTATGTAAAGCCGGTACGTACAGCAGAGTTTATCTTATGTAACTTCTATGCGACGAGAACTGGTACAAACTTCCAGGAGATCGTAACATAAAGGATAAATAATTTTATGGCAGACGTAAATCAACTTATTACCGACTTTTACAGAGTAGCAACATCAAGAGAATTCGCACGTGACTTTAACTTCCGTGTACTAAACATCAATGCTGGTGGTGCCAGTGGTGTTACTTTTGATAATAATGATTTAGTTTATATTAAATCAACTACTTTACCGGCGCGTTCAATTACAAATATTGCAGTCCCTTACATGGGCCTTAATTTTAACATTCCCGGTACTGCAACATACCCGGGAAGCGATGCATGGGATGTAACATTTTATGCTGATGCTAACTCACAAATCCGTCAAAAGTTCGAACAATGGACCCGCGACACGTTTGATGACGCCACTAGCACAGGTAACTATTTTACACCCAATCAAACATCAGTTATTGACTTAGTACAACTCGACAATCAGTTAAATCGTGTACAGCAATATCAGTTAGTTGGTTGTTCACCTCGTCAAGTAGGTGCATTGACATACAATATTGCCACCGGTACGGGTGATACCATAGAGTTTACAGCTACTTTAGCCTTCCATTACTACAGAATAATAAGCTAATTAGCATTCCCTAATAAATAATTAGGTGATATCGGACCCGAATAGTTCCTTCCTAGGAGGTATTTCTCAAAATCTTAATCAATTCACGTTTGCCCCTCAGTTTGCTAGTCTTTTTGGTTTTAATTTACCAGCAGTTCCTATTATTAGTGTACGGGATTACTTCTTGGTACAAATGGAATCGTGGTTTACATCGATTCCAACATCTACTCAATGGGTTTTAGTGATCGATAACTATCCTAAGGCACTACGTACAAGTATAATTCAAGGGTTAGAACGCATTGACGGTGGTAAAAGAGGGTTTGATATAAACCCGGCTACCACTTTATTAAATAGTTTATTCTATCAAAAGATTATTGGCTGTTTGTTTGCCAGTTCTGTAACACTTCCTTCAGAGGAATATGACCCTGAGTCTGTTTCGGTATCGAATAACCGTGGTTATCTACCCGGTATACTTGGAGGGCCCCGTACAAACACACCAAAAACACTTGCAATAGACTTTCGTGAAACAAATACTTCGTTTATTGATTTCGTTATACGTCCTTGGACAATTTTAGCTTCTCATTATGGTATGGTGGCCCGCCCCGGAGACAACGGACAAAGAAAAGATGATAAAAATATTAAGTGTAACATGCAGATTTTTCAGTATACCCGTACACTCCGTGCAATATCTATGATACCGAGAAAAATATGGACCTTCTATAACTGTGTTCCTTTTAATGTAGGTGAAGAAACGTTCGATTATGAAACCGATAAACTAGATATTTTTACCACCCGGTGGACTTATTCAAATTACACAGTGGAAAATAATAACTATTTAGCACTAGCAGACATTATTAACCGTATTCAACAAGGCGCAATACCCCGAGTCACGACATTTCAAAATGGTATTGGTAGTATTAATCCAATAGGATTTATTTAAACCCGTATTAAATCATTATATGGGTGAGTTTTACGTAAATGCTTACGTTCCTTCTCTACAAAAAGACTATAAACTAAAAGAGCTCTCGTTTGATCAATACAAAACTCTTAATAAGTTTATTACTAACAATAACGACAACCATATTTCAGATTATTTTTACAAAATATTAGAACTAAACATAGTTGAATCCAGAGATGTACCATTGTTCACTAGTTTTGATAAGTTTTGTATATTGTTAATGCTTCGCTGTATATCAGTTTCCCCGAATGTTGAATATAAAAAAGAGAATAGTAATTTTAAATTTCCTTTAATACCGTTTCTACAACAATGTTTAGATATAAAAACCACATTCAACAAACAAATCACTATAGATAACACTGTCTTTACTTTAGGGCTACCTCATAGTTTTGTGTTTAACGATATGTTTGACATATTTTATGAATTATTGAATAGCATAACTGTGCAAAATAAAACAATATGGGTTCACAATCTTACATTAGATGAAAAAAATAAATTGTTTCAATCGCTTCCTATATCTACAACAAAATTACTTCAAGAATATTATAACATTATAAAAAATGATTTTAAAAATCTTAATTTAGACATGAAATTAGGCCCTATTATTGAGCTACGACCATACGATGCTTCTATGTTAGAGCTTCTCAAAGCTCTTTATACTTCTAACCTTTCTAATCTATACGAGTTACAGTATATTCTCGTTAGTAAGTCACAATTTTCTGCAGAATATATAGATAAAAATACTTTAGCCGAAAATCTTATATTGCAAAATCTTTTGGAAAAAGAATATGAAAAGATGGAAGCCCAAAAAAATAGTAATGTTGAAAAAAATATACCGCTAGGTAAATAATTTTATGGAAAACTTTGATAAGACATTAGACGCACTATCGTCCCTTAACAAAGAATATAACATTTTTGTACCATCATTAAATCGACAGGTTAAATTTCGAGGGCTCACTACTAAGCAGCAAAAAGACGTTGTAAAAAGTGCTTTAGATAAAAATGTAGCGGGTATTTAATTTGTAAACTTACTTTGTGATATTGTTAATGAAAGTTCTGTTGAAAAAGGTATTAACTTTCTACTTATTGACCGTTCATACATTATAGCAGTGTTGAGAGTTCTTTCCTTGAGCCCGTTAGCCACAGTTTCTGGTGAGAAAAAAGATATTTCATTTATTCTTAACAATCAAATTCCTCTTCCTAACGATTTAAAACAAAAAGTTATTGAAGATTCTTCATTAAAAGTACATCTTTCCATACCTTCTTTTAAAAGTGAAGTCGATGTCAATGAAGAATCGAAAAAACTAGTTAATTCTCTGGAAAATAACGACGAGCTTACAAAAGAAACGATTGGTGAGATGTACGTTAATGAATTAATCAAATATATTAATAAGATTGAGTTCAATAACGGGAGCAACGCACTCGATATTAATTTAAACGATCTTTCCTTTGCTCAAAAGAAGCAAATAACAGAAAAATTACCTTTATCTACAAATACGCTTATTTTGTCTTACATTAATGAAATTAAACAGTTTGAAACAAAGTTTTTTAGCTTAGATAATAACGTTGTCGACTTTTCAATAGACGCTTCGTTTTTTACTGTCTAATTTTAACGTTCTTCGTTAAATATTCATATGGATGGTGCAGCTATAGACAGCAACCTTAGTGTCTTAAATGATAATTTAGGTGTTATTGATCAAAAAATAACACAGCTGTTAATGTTTATGGGCCAGGAAGAGGAAAAAACTAAATTACCCCCTGGTTTTAAAGAACAAGAGATGGAGAGAATGAGAGATAAGTTGTTTGCAGATGAAAAAAAAGAGAATTCTCTGTTGAGACGTTTTAATCAAAAAAGAAGAGTATTTCAAGCTATACCCATAACAATTGATAGTATAACACCTGATGGTCAAAAAGGTATTCGTAAAGCATTAAAGAATTTACTTACATTTAATATAGATAAAAAAGAGTTAGAAGATAAAAAAACTGGTCTCTGGGGTATGCTAACAGCTTTAATTATAGGTCTTATTGCCGGTCTGATAGCATTTATAAAAGATAAGTTAAAAGGGTTACAATCTCTTTTTAAAGGCTTTAAATTTGCAGACAATTTATCTGATTTATTTAAAACTATAAGAAGTAATATATGGAAAGCTTTTACCGGGTCGAAACTAGGTCAAGTTTTTAGTGAAATTGCTAGAACACTAAGAGAATCTAAATTTGGTAAGTTTATGAGAGAGTTAAAAATGCCTAGATTCTGGCAAACAGAAAACTTTTTAAAGGCATTAGATGAAATGAAAACATTTACTAAAAGAATTAAAGAATTTCCAAAATATATAAGAGAAATGAGTCCTGAAAAATTAACTGAATATATAAAAAATTTAAAATTTAAAGCTGGTCTAGATTACGGGAGCAAATCATCCAAAGCATTGTTAGAGCAAATTAAAACATTAGAAATGTATCGAGATTCATTAAAAGAGGGATTTAAATTCCAAAGTTTAATTGATGAACTTGAGGCCGCTACAAAACAACTCGACAAACCGAAGCCTGCATTTCAAAAAGCATTAGAAGGGTTTGGAAAATCTTTTAAGGGATTTATAGACGGCGCTAAAGGTATTTTATCTAATTTTGCTAATAAATTATCAGAGGGTGTTAAGTTATTAGAAAAAATACCTGGTGTAGGTTATGTTATTAAAAAAATACCATATATTGGATCTATTATTTCTACAATTGATACGATTGGTCAACTCGTTGCTAGAAAATTAAAAGGAGAAAAAATTGACAGAGCCGCTTTAACATCTGCTGTAACTACTATAGCACTTAATATTGTTGGTTGGTTTGCTTTTTTTCCGCTTGCTCTTCTTCAATTAAAACATATAGAACCGATGATAAAAAAGATTTTTGAAGAACCAGAATTTCTTAATAAGATAGGGTTGATGTTTGCATCGATACCAGAAATTATATATAAAGCAATTGGTTTAACTATGAAGTTAGTGGTTGCAGACATACCTTATTGGTTAGGTAAAGCTTGGGATCACTTGTTTGGTGATAAAAAAGATGGACCGTTTCTTACGTTCTTTAAAGGCTGGAGTGAAGAACTAGATACGTTTTTTACAGAGTTTTCTCTTGGACCATGGCTACGAGACATGGGAAATAAAATCGGTGAAGGTTTAATGGATTTTGGAGGTCAGGTTGCAAACTTTTTTAGTAATTTTTTTAATCCTGTTTTCTGGGCTCAGTGGATGAAGTCAAAATTTGGTAATAAACCAGCTTTCTCTGAAAGAATGGATACACAGGATCAATTTTTAGATGATACAATACAAAAACAATTAGATAAGGCAAAAAAATCTAAAGTTAAAAAAGCCGGAGACTTTATAGGTACGAAAGATAAAGTTTTATTTTCTAGTGAACAGGCTTTTAAGTTTAGTAAAAACGATGAATTTTTTGCAGTACGTAGAGGGGGCCCTATAGATAATCTTGTAGGTGCATTCTCAGCAAAGACAAAAGAATCTAACGAGAAGTTAATAAAAGAAGTACGTGAATTAAACAAAAAGTTTTCTAGTTTAGAAAGCTTCTACAAAGAAAGTCTATTATTACAAAATAAACAACTTAAAGCTGTAGATTCGCATACGCCTTTCTTAAAAGATATTAGAAATAAAGATTTTTCATCTAATGTATTACTTAGCAACCGACCTAATAATATTGTTGTAAATAATTCAGAAACATCTGCTTTAAGATATCGTTCTAATATAGCCCGTACTGTTGTTTAATGGATAAATAATTCTATGGCCGGTTTAATATGGAATTTTGCATACAAAGACAAGTCTGCCGCAGACAGTACCTTTAATCAAGGGCCATTTACTACATATAATCCTCCTTATTTGGTAGCTCCCGGTAATAGTGAAAAAGGAAACAGACTTAACGTAGCCAACGACTTTTATTGGACATATTCTAAACCTGGAGATGTAGCTCGAAAAGAAGTCCCTACAATTATTTTAAAAGAAAAACGGTTAAAGGTTAATGCTCTTGTTTCGCAGTTAATTTATTCATTTGGAGCATCTGTAGATTCTGCTCAAGGTATTATTCGTAATATTTTTGGCGAAGAAACCGCCAACGAAGTTAATAACATGGTAAACAGTGCTCTTGGTAATGTAGCACCCACCGCACAGCAGGCCCGGGACATAGGTGGCTCGATTGCAGGTCCTGAAATTAGTGCACGGCTTTCCGATATTACAAGAAGAATAGCAGCTGATGTAAGAGACGAAAATAATGTTTACGATCAAGCACCGTGGCTTGAGCCTTATCGTAATTTATATATAACAAAAGATACTGGTTGGGAGTTTATTCTTCCTTATTTTGAAAATTATCAAGGATTTAGTTCTAATTCGTTTTCAGGAGATCCGGCTAACCCGTTTTTAGGTTTATTAAAAGGTGGCGTATAAGGCGTTGTTAATGCGCAAGAAGCGTTACAAACTTTAGAAGCACCTTTAAACTATACATTTCAAGAAAGAGCAAAATTTTATAATTATCCCACCGACGGGGAAGAAATAACCTTTTCATTTCCTTTAATTAATACCGGTTCCTTAACATTTGATGATGTGGTACGTAATTGGCAGCTAGTATTTTTGTTACTTTACAATAATAAACCTGCAAGACAATCAAAATCTATAATTGAACCGCCCCCTGTTTACGAAGTTCGTATACCTGGCGTAAAGTTTTTACCTTTTTGTTATGTGACCGCTATTCAAATTGAATTTCAAGGTTCAAGAAGAGAATTAGATTTAACTATACCCGTTGAAACAAGACTGTTTACACCTCAAGTTAATAGTAGTGAATCAAATACAAATAGTAACGAATTAAATAACGAAGTTAGTCGAGGAGCAGGAGGAAGTTTTAATAGCCCTCTAACAACATCTAATCAATCTACACCCATTTCTCAAAGGACTGTTACAAGAAATATTAAAGCCATTATTCCCGATGCTTATCGTATATCCATAACCGTCAAGAGTATGTTTTCTGAATCAAAAAATTTACTTTTTCATACTGTTAACACAAATACCCAGCAAGCTGCAGCCGATATTGCAAGTTTATCTGAAACAGAAAGAAATCTTCTTGGATTAAATACTACAGATCAAACCGGAGGTATTTTAGAACAATTAAATCAAACTATATTTAGAACTACAGGACCTGTAACCGTATAATGAATGGCTTATACCAAAATAAAATTCAAGAATTACCTACTTTGTCCGATACAAAGTATGAAAATATCTTTAGACTCTTTAAAACAGAAAATAATCAATATTTTTATAATATTATAAATACTGTTTACTTTCCTAAACTTATTAACGAAACTATGATAGATTATATCACAGTGAGACAAAAGCTTCCTTGGACAATGATAAGCTATAATGCATACAAGACAATAGATTTGTGGTGGTTAATATGTTTAGTAAATAATATCTATAATCCTATTATAATTCCTAACATTGGTACAACATTAAAAATGTTAAAACCTATCTATGTTAGACAAGTTATAGATGAATTACAAACATACTTAACATGAACGACCCGGTATTATCTAATATTGTTAGTAGTCAAATAGGAAATGACTACTATACATTTAAGATTTTTTTACAATCTTCAGATGGTAGAGCGCGCCAAATAAAACCCGCTGCTATTAAAGAACTTGTTATTGAAGATAGTTTTGAAAACTTTTTTCATCAAGGTTACATAATATTAGATAATACTTTTGATTATCTAGAAAGAAATGATCCGCAAGCGGCAAACGATTTAGTAGATTCTTCAAACAGGGGGTTCTTATTTAAAGGGGATAGTAGAGACTTTTTAATAGTAGAAATTAAGCCTAAAATAGGAACGGATAGTTCTGCAGATATAAATTCAGAAGCTGTTGATAAGCTTTTTAAAATGAATTTTATTTTTGCAATTTACAATAATGAAGAGGTAAACGACAATACACCGGGCCGCAAGCATAAAATTTTATATTTTTGGGATAATTATTATGAAATATTAAAAGAAAAAAATGTAGATTTTTCTACAGCTTATCTTTTAGACGGCGATGTTACCTCTCGAGGCGATACAACCCGTCAACTTTATACCGGAGACGCAATTCGTGCATTACTAGAAAAAACGTTTGATAAAAATGAAGGCCCCGGGGTTACAATTAGTGAGGAATGGGATCAAGGATCTACAGGCATATTTTTCTCATCTCCTGCACAATATAAAGCACTAGATAGTTTAAACTATCTTTTAAGCAGACATGTTAGTACTGCTGGTAATAATTACGATCAAGCATTTTTAGAAATAGAAAGAGATACTCGCTCTTTTAAACTCGCAAGCCTGAAAAGCTATTTTGATAAAGCATATACAAGCGATGGAGATACCGGGAGTCAATACTACTTAGAAACGTACATTGTCGGTGAATATAACGATACAACTAATACTATACCGGTTCAGGAAATACGGTTCACACCTAAGATAGGGGCGTACTTCAATCTTTGGAATAACTTAAGCCATTATACCACAGATTTTATGCCGGGTTTATACTCCCAAGATGCTCTCGTTTCTAGAATTGTTCATAGTTATAATAATGGTGAAAAAGCATTTAATGTAGAAGTAGAAAGAAATTCAATAGAAGCTGCAATGGATATTTATAATAAAAATTATGTAGCTACTTTACGAGGTAATAGAAACCCAACAAACAATTACTTACCTGGTATTTTAAAGCAAAAATTTAAAAATATAAAAAATGTATACTCTGTTTCTAATACAGATTCAGATCAGCGTCTATCTGCAGGCCGTAATAAATTTTTAAGAGCTAGTATATTTCTTAATCAAATGCTAACTTTTACAACAGCTGGATCTACTCATCGCCAAGCAGGTAGATTTTTAGGATTAGACAGACAGGGAGCTATACAAGTTAATGATTTTGACTCAAAAGTATTAGGAATATATTTTATTGTCAATGTAAGACATATTTTTAAAGATGGGGAGTATACAAATGAGGTTAAATGCGTAAAAACATATGCAAGTTCAAATCTCTTTTTAAATACTAATGCACTATGATTGAACTTTCTCAAAATCAAACAAATAAAACTTTTAATCGTACTATTTGGCCTGAAGTACTAGATACTGAATTTACTACATCTCTAGATACTCTTAAAAACTATACAGATTTTTTAGAAATATTCGGAACATACGTAACAGAATTAAGCACTGCTTTAAATTATCGCGCCACTATTCAAGCTCCTGATCAAGTATTAGCATTAAGTGATTACTATTCCTCCTTAGACAATTTTTATTTTGATAAATTCAATAATGAATTTGTATACTACTGGGTCAAAAAATATAATAACACAATTAAAACTATTAAAGACGAGACTTCAAGTAAACTTGAAACCGAAAATAGACTACAAAGTTATTATGATGATGTTAGTGACAGTATAGGGATACTTGTAAATTCAAAAGTAAAACTTGATGATTCGGTTATACCTTATTTTGATACCCATCTTTTTCAGTATTCCCAGCCGGTTACTTGGCCTGTTTCAATTAATAATAAGTTAAGTGATAATGCAAAAGAAATTTCAGAAGAATTATCAAGAAGAACAACAACACTTTTAAGAACTAATTTAGTTAATGTTCAATATTGTAAAAGAGGAGTAATGATTGACAAGCTCGATCCTACGGTTGCACATTCTGTTAATTTAATTACCGATCTTAATTATTTTAATGAAAATGTAAATAGTATGAGTTCGTTTGTTAAATTACTTCAAAAAGAATTTTATAGAACATTTAATTACGTCTCATATTTTAGCAATATTAATGATAGTGTCGCTTATAACCCACGTAGTTTTAAAGAGGATGAAATTTATTCAAATTTGCAGGAAATGTATAGATATTTAATAGAAGTAGAAGTCGAAGGCCTTAAACAGCAATTAGATTTACTACAAAAGAAATCACAAACAGTTATAACACCATTAACTTTACAAAGATCTTTGGCTTCTATACGTTCAACTCGTTCTTACAGTGCATCTGCAAACGATACAACCTCTGCATCTATTGATACTCAATATTTCGCTACAGCAGAAGATTTTAATAAAAACAGATTTTTTACCACAACACAAAATTTAAATATAAACAGTTTTACTAATTTTACCCCGCGCGTTAATGAATTTTTAGGGGACATAAATCAACGCTTTACAGATCCAATACAAAAGCTGGATCAGCAAATTACACAAATACTATCTCAAAATTCTGCATTTCAATATGTGTCGGAGATATCTAGCTTGGGCGTACCTCTAGGTTTACCTTCATTAGACTTTTCTACATTTTTACCCGGTAATTTTATTCCTAATTTAGATAATACAGGAATAACAGGATCAATATCTCAAATAACTCAATCTCTTGGTAACTTTGGAATACCAAATATTATACCTAATGTTAATTTTGGTTCTTTACAAACCCTTGCAGAATTAGGCCCTTCTATTGTTATGAACCCTGCTATGATTGCAAACCCTGCTGGTGCTCTTCAATTAGCTCAAAGTCTTAAAGACACTGTTTGTAATTTTGTTCCACCTACTGTGGATACAAGCGGGCTGTACGACTTTACACTTACTAATCCGTTTGCAGATCTTGAATCCAAGCTACAGGCGTTAGTTAATAATATAGTAAGCTTCTTTGACTTCAGTAAACTTGCTGAGAAAATTAAATTTAATTTTTCAAATGTATTTAAAAACTTTTTTGATAAACTGTTTAAGTGCTAGATTTGTCTTTTACAATCTTAGCATCCGTTATTCTGTCGTCTATTAACATCTTAAAAACTTCTTCTCTGGATAATAGTTTTTTAGGACTAGCTACATCTTCTATTTTTTCTTGACGACTCTTAATGTCCATTTCTTTTGTTTTTATAAATGTTTCGTTTCTTTTATCCGTTACAATAATTTTATTAAGTGTTTCTATTGCAGAAGATGTAGCAGAAATTAAATCTGCTAAAGCTGTGACGTCTTTATGCTCAGGTGCTGAAATTATATATTCTTTGACATTTTTTATCATGTCTAAACTGTCTTCAACCAGCTTACCCGCATTTTCAATAACAAATTTTTCTAAATCTTCTTTCTTTAAAGGGTTTTGTTCTTTTTGTACTTCTTTTGCTTTTTTTTCAGCACTTTGAAGCTGATTTAGTAAGTCTCCAACCATTTCGTTAAGTTCATCACTCATCAAAATTACTTATCTTGAATTTGAAGGTTTGCAGTATAAAATTTTAATATGTATCCTAATGATCCTAATTTAGTTTATATGCCTGTCCTAAAATTTGAAAAGACACATGAAAATGCAAAGTTACCTACAAAAAATCACGAGTCAGATACTGGCTTTGATGTCTATTCTATAGAAGATAAAATTATACCCGCTAAAGGCAGTAACGTTGTCGGGGTAGGGTTAAAGTTTGCAAGCATCCCAGATGGTTATTGGATTAAAGTAGAAAGTAGAAGTGGAATGGGATTTAAACATGGTATCTTAGCCCACCCTGGTATTATTGATAATGGTTATAGAGGAGATGCAGGCGTGAAGTTATATAACCTTAGTGATAAGGATTATGAAATAAAAACAGGTGATAGAATAGCTCAGTTTGTATTGTATTTAAATATCCAAATGGGTATTGATTGGGGTAAAGTAGAATTAACAGATAGAAGTGAAAAAGGTTTTGGTTCATCCGGTAAATGAATTTAAATTTTGATAATATTTGGGTTGAGAAATATAGACCTAAATCATTAGAAGATTTTGTTATTTCTGATGATAATAAAAAAATTATTGAATCATTTGTTCATAAAAAAGAAATACCTAATCTTTTATTTACAGGTACCCCGGGTATTGGAAAAACATCTCTTGCTAAAATTATAGTTAATGACATATTACAATGTCAATATTTGTATATTAACGCAAGTGATGAAAATGGTATTGATACGATAAGAACGAAAGTTACTAACTTTGCTCAAACAAAAAGCATAGACGGTAAAATAAAAGTTATTATTTTAGATGAAACCGACGGGCTTACCCTAGATGGACAAAGAGCTCTTCGCAATACTATGGAAGAGTATTCAAAAATTACCCGATTTATTTTAACTGCTAATTATCGCCATAAAATAATTACCGCTCTTCAAAGTAGATGTCAGAGCTTAGATTTGATTCCACCCCTTTCATTAGTTGCTAAAAGATGTCTTTTTATTTTAAAAAGCGAAAATATTTCTATCTCTGAATCAGATAAAACTAAAATAGTACATCTTGTTAAATCATTTTACCCAGACTTAAGAAAATGCATAAATGAGCTACATAAATCTAGCGCATCTGGTAAACTAATTATAAATGAAAATAAAACAAATGAAGTTTTAGAATTAATTTATAAAAATATAAAATCTAAAAATGTAATTGCAGTTAGAAAATCACTTATTGAAAATGAGCAAAAATTTAATTCCGATTACATTAATCTACTCAGAAGCCTATTTAACTTTATAGATGAAAACGAACAAAATATTGAAATAAAGAAAAAATATTTACTTGTTGTAGCCGAGCATTTATATCGTAGTTCGTTTGTTGTTGATCA